TTTAATGGTTCCTTTATCTCTTAGGTCTGAGTGAGCCACAAAGCTGCCAACTTCAAATATGCTCTTTTGGGATTTAGGTAGTTCTCTCATGGTAACTAGCAAAATAGATATGTCACTATCAGTAAAGTTACCACTTTCAATTCTAGAAATTATTGTCTCAATTCTTTTTAAAGCAGCTGAACGTCTCATTAACCATCCTTAAATTAATAATACCCCTTAAGAAGTTATTCTTCAATTTGGGCTTAAATACCTATGAACCGCGCTTGAAAGAGCGAGCCGACTCATACATTTTTTCCAATTGCTGATAGCAACAATATACCTGAAATATTTTAAATTTATAGCTCATACAAACGCATAAAAAATTGACACAGGTTGAGAAGTCGAGATCTATGCACAGAGGTCCAAGAGAGTTACGCGCGCTCGTAGCCCCGCCACGCCTGCCCGCTTTATGCAGCGGTTTTCATGCACCTGCATGACATAAATAAAAGCCCGCCAATACTGGCGGGCCTGAGCATCAGAGATCCTTTTGGGATCATGCGATTTCATGCAGCATAGTCATGCACTCACGGCTCGTAGTTCTGTTAGGCCTTTCATCACTCAGCCTGATTTATTGAAAGGCTATATTCATGATTGCGTAGACGAGCCATTAACTCATCTGTGAGTTCGGAAACCCACTCAATTGCCATACGTTTTTCTTGCTCACTACAATCGCTGACAGCAACAAGTTTTAAAAAGAAATCAATACACTGAAGCTTCACCGACTCCAAAAGATAGTCCTGCATGTTCCCTCCTCTGCTCACAACTACTGTTTATGCATACAGTATAGAAAATCCAGTCGGAATTGAAAATATTTTTTATGTATCAATGGGATTGTTCTGAACCTTGCTAGATCAGAATGGTTCTTCCTGCAATCTGCCTTTCTCGTAGAAAAGCCGCATTTTCGCACCTGCATTGAGACTACAGTCCTTAAGCAACAGCCTAATTTCATATTCATCACCGTTTAATCCCCTGACTTTTAGTTCCAGCTCTAACCGTCGGTGCTGTGGCCCCGTACAGTTATTGACAGAACTCCGAGCATAAGGGAACTGAACCGTTTACTCGGTAATCGCATACGTGTTGAGAACGGCAAAGCTTCATTTGGGTGCAAGGCAGAAGATATCAAAGTGCTGGGTAAGGTTGTTGCTCGCACCGAATATCTGTAAGGCAGGATATGGCTGTAAGTAAATTACCCAACGGGAAATGGCAGGCACAGGTTTTCCCGAACGGCCGAGACGGCAAAAGGATACGCCGCCAGTTCGCCACTAAAGGCGAAGCACAGTCTTTTGAGAAGTTCGTAAAAGATCAGGCTCAGGAAAAACCGTGGCTGGGAGAGAAAGCAGATAAGCGGCGGGTAATTGAGCTGGTTGAATTGTGGTTGAACACACATGGTATTACGTTGGCGGATGGTGAGAAGCGGCGAACCACAATGGCGTTCGCTTTCGAAGCAATGGGAAACCCACTCTCAACCGAGTTCAACTCGAAAATTTTTGCGTTTAATCGCGAGCAGCGGTTAAGCGGAAAGATTACCCGCTCAACGAGAGTTAAGACTGTCACTCCGCGTACGGTTAACCTTGAGCTGGAGTACTTTCGTGCGGTGTTTAACGAGCTTCGCCGGCTTGATGAATGGAAAGCTCCGAATCCGCTGGAGAACATCAGGGAATTTAAAATAGGTGAGTCAGAAATGGCATATCTCACCACCGATGAAATCCGCGTGTTACTGGCCGAGTGCGAGAAAAGCCGCTCTACCGATTTGACGGCAATTGTCAAAATTTGCCTAGCTACAGGCGCGCGCTGGAGTGAGGCAGAAGGCTTGAAGGGAAATCAGGTTCGGGCGGGTCAGATCATTTATGTGAAAACTAAAGGCAAGAAAAACCGGGCGGTGCCGATAACAGAAAAATTACTGTCAGAACTGCCTGCCAGCCGGACAGCTAACGCATGTGCTGCGTCATACTTTCGCGTCACATTTCATGATGAATGGTGGCAATATTCTGGTGCTTCAGCAGATACTGGGACACACAGACATAAAGGTGACGATGCGGTATGCGCACTTTGCGCCGGATCATTTGGCTGAAGCGATGCTGCTTAATCCTCTTGAGCGCATGGAATTATGAGCGAAAAGGATAGTTCCACTAGTTGAAAGTTGTAGAAAAATAAAAAAAATAATACCCTTTCCCATTTCAACCAATAAATAAAGGCTTAATTAATTATTTGTAAATGGTGGAATATAATCTTCTCTCACTCCTATCACCTTAAGTAGTAGGTTGAAGATTAAATTCCGTTTAAGTAGCATAAATAGGGATTCATTATGTTCATTAAATCAATGGTTATTGAGAATTTTAAAGGCTTCAATGGCAATCATAATCTAGTTCTAAATGTGCCAGATGGGATTTCTGAAGGTAGCGGTTTAAATATATTTGTAGGTGAAAACAACTCAGGCAAATCTACAATCTTCGAATGCCTTGACTTTATAAAAGACTGTACAAAGAAAGAGCCGGAATCATTAGTAAACAAGTCAGACCCGAACGTAACCTTAAATGATTTCACTGTCGAGGTAACTTATACAGGTAACCTTACTAACTGTATCAATGCGCATGCACAACCCAATAAAGTACGATCTTTCTTGAGTTGTGTATATCAAAACGGTGGATTCGAATATTTTAAAGTTAAAAGGTCATGGGATAGAAACAATCCAGATGACATCAAGAAAGTTAACTTTTGGGACGATGTAAACCAAAGTTACTCAAACCCATCAGGAATTGATGCACCATTTAAAAAGTTCTACGATAATAATTTCATATGGGCCGATACCAACCCCAACGACGAATCTAAATTCGGAGCATCAACTATCTGTGGCTCGCTTTTAAAAGAAATAGCTTCAGGGCATACTAACACACAAGAATACATTAATTTCCAAAATAGTTATCATGGGCTTTTTAACAACCCATCATCACAGTTAAGAAATAAAATATCGCAAATTGAAAATCAGGTTCAAAATATATTCTCCTCTCAATTTGGGCTGGCAAATATATCATTTTCATTTGACGAACTACAAATTGAGAATTTTTTCAAGACAGCAAATATAATTATCGATGATGGTGTAGCTGTACCGATGAGTGAGAAGGGCCACGGAATGCAGAGAGCTGTAGCTTTATCTCTGCTGCAAGTTTATGCAGATATAACATCTAACGCAGCTAAAGCTGCAGTTTCTAAACCGTTCTATTTTTTCATAGATGAGCCAGAAATTTGTTTACATCCTACTGGACAAAAAAAATTATTAGATGCCTTAATGATTATATCAAAAACAAAACAGGTTTTTGTTACCACACACTCTCCATTTATGCTTTCATCTCCCCACCTTAAAAATACAGGCCTTTTCATTTTTAAGAAAACCAATAACAATAGTTCTATTACAAAAGCTACAACTTCTCCTATGTTCCCATGGAGCCCTTCATGGGGTGAGATTAGCTATAGAGCATATAATTTGCCTACAGTAGACTTGCACAATGAACTTTATGGCTATTTACAAGAAAAAAATAATTTAAGAACCATTCCTGATGTTGATAGATGGTTAAACGCTCAAGGCGTTGCATCCAATAAAAATTGGATTAAGGAAAAGAACGGATTGCCACAAAACCCTTTACCTGCCACCTTACAGTCTTTCATCCGAAACCATATTCATCATCCGGAAAATAAAACAATGCAAGCCAATCGTTACACACATGCAGAGTTAAAGCAGTCCATTGATGAAATGATTAATCTCATCAGAGCTTTAAGCTAGTGTTAAAATGCCTCCTTGCAATAGGGGGCAATTCTCCCTGATCAATATTTCTTCAGCATTTAGCTGTTCCTAAAGAAAACGCAGATTACTTATAAAGCTTAATCCTGGATTAGGGTGGCAGCAGAGCTCAACGCTATGTGTCACTTTTCATCGTTATACGGCCTGGAGAAAACATAAAAATCAGTAATTTACTGATT